TAATGATACGGCGACCACCGAGATCTACACTCTTTCCCTACACGACGCTCTTCCGATCTTCAGGCAGAGCTTGAGGATATTACTCGTTGCTATAAAAACTACATTCAGCAGAATAAAAACAGTAACGGCTTTATTACATATTTGCTTGAGGGTAAATGATGAATTTTAACGAGCATTATCCAATAGCTGATTTAAAACCAGCTGATTATAACCCTCGTAAGATTTCTTCCGAGGCTTTCTCAATTCTGAAGGATTCTATAAAACGATTTGGAATGGTTAAACCAATTATTCTAAATGGCACTGGAATTCTTACAGCAGGGCATCAGCGCATAAAAGCATGCAGAGCTATTGGAGTTAAGGATGTTCCGGCAATAATGCTCAAAAACATTTCTTTGCACGATGAAATTAAATTCAACTTGTTTCACAACTCAATCGAAACAAACAAGAGTTCAGCCAAGATCAAGGACGTCACCGACCTTTGTTTTGGCTATTCCTTTGTGAAAGCAGAAGATTATGAGTGTGGCGATAATAAAAACGCGCCAGTCACAAAACATATTGCAGACCTTTATTTGCGATATGGTAATTGGGGCAGTGTAGTTTGTGATGAAGCCGGAAATATTATCCTCAATTCGGATTATGCAGTGGCAATGAAGATGTACAATGAACCAATCTTGGTTTATAAACTCGCTCAAAAAGATGTTGCTGATTTTCTCGCGTTAATAAATCATGATTATGGTGAATACCACTTTGAAGCCTTACAGATTAAGCCGTACGTTCAATACCATTGCCAAATGAACCGCATTAAGACCGATGAGGAGGAAAGCCACCGTTCAACTTTGTATGAAAGGTATGTGCTCAATTCGATAAACAAGGATCAGCGGATAATTGATTTTGGAGCCGGTAAGTTTGCCTATGTAAACTTTTTGCAGCTCAAAGGATTTAAGATATTTGGTTACGAGCCCTACTTCAAAAAAAATAATCATGAAATTTTAATCTCAAAAGTGGTAAAAGATATTGACACCATTCGTAGAGATATTATATTAAACAAACTTTATGACGTGGTGATTCTTGATAGTGTTATTAACTCAATTACTTCATTGGACTATGAAAAATTTGTACTAACAACTTGCAACGCTTTAATGAAACCGGATGGAATATTCTACATGGCGACCAGATGTTTAGAATCTGTTGAGAAACGGGAGAAATTAACCAAGGCAACAATCAAATCGAGAATTATAGAGTTTTTGGATAAGGATAATTTTTCGGCAACATTCCGGCAAGGTAACTGGACCTTACAAAGATTTCATTCAGTGAATTCATTAGCTGAACTTTTAAGTAAGTATTTTGCTTATGTTGAGATCATACCGGGGAACAGTCAAAATTATGCGATTTGCAGAGAACCGAAGCAGTTAACTATTTCTGAATATGAGACCGCACTCAATACAGAATTCAATATGGAATATCCGAACAACTTTAAGCACAACCGGCATGAAGCGTTGGTTAAATATCTAATCGATTTAGTAAAGGAGAGAAATGTTTCCAGTAATTAAAAAAATAGAAGTGAAAGCAAGATTCCGTTTCTTGTGGTTGAAATATGTTGATGGCGTGGATTTAAATCAGCATTGCGCAAAATGTTTAGTTGGGCAGTTCTCTGAAAAGATTTCAAATCAGATAACCGTTCAAGAAAATATTGCGCTCGATGAAGCTCTTCCGAAATACTATTATCTCTGTGGCGTTTCGCTTCCGTACCGGTGGATAAAAAACTTTCACTTGGCATTTAAATACAAAGAGGGTTCGACACTTGCGATAGATGAGAATGGAATTAAAGCGCAGATTAAGGATGCTGAATTGGTGAGAATTCTACCTTACGATATGAGGAAACGTAACCACCCAAAAATAGTTAAGCCGGAATTTAACACTTGTCGAAACTGGTGGTTTGCCAATAGCATAGCTGAGGAAGCAGATGCCAAAGACTGATGCAAATCAGAATGGGCATACAGAATCATTTTGGGCTCGTGTGGATGCAGTTGTAAATCTGTTATTAGAAAATGACCGCTATCTGCAGTCAAAAAGAAATTCTGAGCTTGTGCAAATTGTTATGCAACGATTTAGTGTTGAAGAACGAATGGCTCAAAACTATATCAGTGAAGCTAAAAAAGTAACGCGGAAGATTGCAGAGGATAATAAAAGTAAAGCGTTCATTAAAGCCGTAAATGATAGAGAATATTTGTTTCAAAAAGCTAAAGCTCCGTTCAAAGATGATACTGGAAAGATTATTGGAATACCCGACTACAAACTTGCTCTCGACATCATTAAAGACAGAGATAGACTGTTTGGGCTATATGAGGAAAACATAAACATCAAAGGAACGGTAACTAACAAAGTTGACCTTTCCGGAATAGCAACTGAGGATATAATAAAGCTGATTCATGAACTTAAGAAAACAGACACCGGTACAAATTAGAACCTTGCTATTATTACTTAAGCTGGAACTAGCGAGGCGGGACTTTTGGGAGTTTTGTAAATTACTCTCGCCCGATTTTTATAAAGATGATAGACCTCACCTAAAAATACTTTGTTACTCACTTCAAAAATTGTACGAAGGTAAACTGTTAAAAGCCGATGGAACCGCATATAAAAAACTTATGATAAACATGCCTCCTCAGCATGGCAAGAGCAGAACCCTTGTAAACTTTTGCGATTGGGTACTTGGGAAAAATCAGAAAGAAAGAATTATAACTGCTTCTTACAATGATGTACTTGCCGCCGATTTTGCCAAATATACTCGTGATGGAATTACTGAAGTAAAAAACACCGAAGACCAAATTGTTTTTAACGACATCTTTCCGGAGGTACGATTAAAGTTCGGAAGTAAATCATATTTCAAATGGGCTTTGGAAGGGCAGCATTTCAATTATCTCGGAACCGGAGTGAGTGGTTCCATAACCGGTATTGGTGGAACAATCCTAATTGTAGATGACCCGATTAAGAATGCTGAAGAGGCAATGAATGAGGATGCTCTTGACCGTGTTTGGCGCTGGTACACCGGAACGTTTCTTTCGAGAGTATCAGCAGAGGGTGGACTACCTATTGAAATATTTAACATGACACGGTGGAGCAAAAAGGATCCTTGCGGAAGGATTCTTGAGGGTGCTGAAAAAGATGAGTGGTTCGTTCTGTTGTTCAAAGCTTTTGATGAGGAAACCGATTCGATGTTGTGCCCCTCATTATTATCAAAAGAGCGTTACGATTCACTTTCCAAATTAATGGTTAAGGAAATCTTTCTCGCCAACTACAACCAAGAGCCGATTGATATTAAGGGAAGACTTTACCAATCATTCAAAACCTACATTGATGTTCCTCGTGATGAAAAGGGGAATCCTTTATTTGAAGCAATTAAGAATTACACCGATACAGCTGATGAGGGAGATGACTATTTGTGTTCAATCTGTTATGGCGTTTACCAGGGGGAGGCTTACATTCTTGATATTCTTTACACTAAAAAACCAATGGAAGAAACTGAGCCGGAAACCGCACGAATGCTTCATGATAACAAAGTGAAAGATTCACAAATTGAGAGTAACAATGGCGGACGTGGTTTCGCTCGAGCCGTTGAAAGGATATTGTGGGAAGTTTATAGAACTAAAAGAGTATCAATTAAGTGGTTTCACCAAAGCCAAAATAAACTTGCGCGAATTCTATCTTACTCAACATTTGTAATGAATCATATTTATTACCCGGTTAATTGGGCAGACAAGTGGCCAGAGTACCATAACGCCATGATTACATTTCAAAAAGAGGGTAAGAATAAAAATGATGACGCTCCGGACGCAACCACCGGAATAGCAGAAAGTTTATCTGTTAATAAAAAATTAAAAGCAGTCAGTTCACCATTTTAAGTGAGGACAAAATGAATTCTCAACAAATAATCGAATTAATTAAGAGGCAGAGAGGAAAAATCACTGGTAAGATTATCAAGGATTTAATTGAAGATCATAAACCTCTAAAACAAAAAGCTCTTAAATTCTACAAGGCATATACGGGTGAGGATGTGCCAATTAATTCGAGAACGTTTCTCGACCCGAATAAAATTAACAACAAACTTGCACATGATTTTAGAGGTGATATTGTTGATATGATTACCGGCTATCTTTTTGGGCACCCGATTGTTTACAAAATTGATAAAACAAAATATTCCGAAGCAGACCACAAAAGAATTTATGATGAGATGCAGAGCTTCCTTATCCGCAACAGTATTGATGACCTTGATAGCATGACTGGGAAGCTCGCTTCTATTTGTAGTTATGGCGCCAGGTTATGTTATATCGATAAAGCCGGAAAGGAAAGAGTTATGCATCTAAATCCTTGGGAAGTGATATTTGTAACGGACGCAACACTCGATGAGCTTCAATATGCGGTTATTTATTATGATGTTGATTTGATTGATTTATTTGGAAAGCCGGTTAAACGAACTAAGGTTGAATGGTACGATAAAACGAACATCACATTTTTTATTTCGAATGATAAAGGGGAGTTTGAGCTTGACCAAATAACGAAGCCGAATCCTACACCTCATTTGTTTGACTTCATTCCGGTTATTCGCTACATAAATGATGACACTATGCAAGGGGATTTTGAGAAGGTTGAAAGTTTGATTGATGCCTATGATAGAACAATGAGCGATATTCAAAATGAAGTAGAAGAATTTAGAATGGCTTACTTTGCGTTTTACGGGGTTGAGATTGATGAGGAAACAATTCGTAAAGCCCGGCAGACCGGTGGGTTTGGATTTCCGGAAGGAACAGACGGCAAGTTTTTAACCAAGGATTTAAATGGCGCAGTTACCTTTATTGAAAACCATAAAAAAACCTTGAACGAAAATATTTACAAGTTTGCCAAAACTGTTGATATGCGAGATGAACAGTTCAGCGGGTCTGCAATGAGCGGAGAAAGTCGTAAGTGGAAATTAGTTGGTCTTGAAAATAAAGCAATCACAAAAGAGAGGAAGTTTACCAAAGCCACCCGGGAAATGTTCAAAGTAATTGCCTCTGCATGGGCAAAGAAAAATCTTAAACTTAATTATGAAGATGTTTCAATGCAGTTCACCCGAAACCTTCCGGTTGATCTTCTTTATTATGCAGATGTTAGCGCAAAACTGAAAGGGCATGTTGATGAAGAAACCCGATTAGGATTATTGCCGTTTGTGAAGGAGCCCCTTGAGGTCTTGGAAAAAATGCAAAAGGAAAATGAGGCATACAACATTGAGTATGAAGAAGATGAGAATAAAGTCGCATGAATGCAGAGCAGAAACTCATAAATCAAAAATTAAGTGCGTTACTGGGGAAAGCTGATAGAGCGGTTGATCGCTCGATTGCCAGTTATGAAAAGCAGATTATACAATCTTACCGAAACTCTCTTGTTGAGATAAAGAAAAAGATTGCGGCGATGTTCGAAAAATATGGTAACGATGTAACCTACCAAGATATGCAAACCTACAACCGTTTAATTAATCTTGAAACAGAGATTGCTGAACAGTTAAAACTACTTACCGGGGAAAATGTAAAAATAACCACCAAATCAATTAAGCAGAGCTTTGTTGAATCCTATTACAAAACTTCTGAAAGTGTTGAAAGTGTTCTGAATGTAAAAATTGCGTTTGGGCAGTTGAACCCTAATGTTATTT